AGGATCAGCTTTCTGTCCATCCTTAAACTTCTGCTTTACCTTATAACGTGTGTCATAAGCAAGTTGTCTAGCAGCTTTTCTTACCTTATCTGTAGCAGCGGCACCGCCTTGTTGAGGTTGGGGTGCCTCCTCAAATACTTTATCGCTCATCGGAAGATCTGATAATTCTTACTTTTTCTTATATTTATTTATAAATTGCTTACCCCATTCTGAACCTGGAACTAATTTCTCAACATACTTCCTATGAGCATCGGTTCCAACAAGTCTTTGCTCTGGTGGAACACCCGATGGAGCATTGCTATTGGTGACTTCTTCATTCACATCTTTAATCCAAGACTTGAACATAATCTTATCTTCCGTGACACAAATAAGATAGTTGGTTCCTCTGCGAATAATCTTACCGATCAATCCAGTATTCAAGTTTTCTACCAGTTGTCCAACGTTGAAGATGTTGCCATTGACATAGTTTTCACGAAGTCCAATGAAGTCAAGTTTTGGAGCAATCTCCCAAAGGTTCCAACCTTCCTTGATATTCATTGCCGCACGAACTTGATTATAAAGTTCCTTGGCATCTTTATCAGACAAATCTTTAGGAAGGAAAGATCTAAAACTTTCAAAATCTCCCTCTGCGGCAAAGCGTCTTTGAGATGATGCTTCTGCTCTTTCTACTTTAGTCTTAGATTTTGTGTCTCTCTTTCCAGCCTCAACAACTTCTATATTATCGAACTGATAGAGTTTTCCATTATAATCAGTGGTGAGTTTTTGAAAATCTGGAACCCTATCAGCACCACCATAGATTTTTACATTCGTATATCCATCCATGTGTGCTTTCTTCAGCACATCAAAAATGGTTCTGTTCTGAGCATCATTTATAATCTTTTCACTGTGTTGCGGGAACATCTTTCTTAGGAAAGATGTTTTAGTATCAGCATCCAGAGGATTCTTTTTCTTATCCTGAGTTCTGGACGGAACAATAATATAGTCACCATCTTCAGAACCAGAAGCTGCCATATCCATCAACTTCTGATGTCCGATATGTGGAGGATTGAATCTACCAAATCCAATTGTCAGTGTTCCTTTAGTTTTTTCAACTTCAGGAGGAACCATTGGTGGTTTCTCTGCTGCTGATTTCTGTTGTTGTACTGGTGCTTGCTGTTGTGGAGCAGGTTCTTGTTGTGGTGCTGGTGCCGATGATGGTGCAGAAAGATTCTTCTCCTTATCAGTCTGTGGAGGATCTTGCTTACCTACTCTTTGGCGCTTGTTATAGAACTTCAGTCTTCCCTTTTCTGTCTTAGCGACGAACTCACCAGTCTTACGATCGAACCATCCACCATGTCCGTCTCCCTCCAACCCAAGGCGTGCCGCCTGCTGAGTTGCAGTAGTCTCAGATAAAAATTGGAAGAAATTCTTCATTACTTACTCAGTTTTTTAATTATAGATTTTTCGTTTGCAACAATATACTTGAGGACTTCTACCCTCATTTTCTTATATTTATTCATCATTCGATCTGTCCTACACATAGTAATCTGTTTATCAAAGACATGATAGACATGAGCAAGAAACTCATTATACCTGCCTCTGGTTATTTTTGTGCTTGTTTCAAAGGACTGTATCAATTCATCAATTTGTGGGTTCATACTTGAAAAAATCCGTCTCCAGCTTCCATTAATTGTCTAAGCATAATCTTATATGTCTTGTTTGTCCCACTACCACTCGACGCAGAATCAATTCTTGCTCTAAATTGTAGTAAGAGTTTTCCCTTTTCCCCATTAGATCTATCAACTAAGAAAAGTTTAATGGTTGGATTATCATCTACCGATGTCTCAACCATAAACTTTTGTCTTGCCAGTGAATTTTTAAATGAAGCATCAAACGTTTGAACAGCAAAACTTCCTCCACCTTTAAGTTTTAAGAGTATAACTCCATCTTCGTTTCTAGTGGCTCCAAACTTAATTGCTTCATACAAGTTTTCAGCGAATTCTGGTTGTCCTTTTATTCTATTGATTGCTTTTGCAGCAGCTTTATAATATACTGTCGCACACTGTTTTAAAAGATCAGCCTCATCACTTTCAGTCACATCTTTTCTTCCTGGAAATTTTATAGAGAATGCTTGAGTGGCATTAAACTCATTAATCATTCCATTACATTTATTTTTAGCAACTTGACTAACATTAAGTCCCAGCAAATCTTTGAAGAGTTTATCAAATTTATCAACACCAAATCCAACAACCTGAGCAAACTGCTCCCCACCAGTAACTTTTAAAGATATTTGATTTCTAGTTTGTTTTCCATTAACTGTAATCTTAATATCAACCTTAGTTCCTTTTTGATCTGCAGTTCCTGCCGAATCTACAACAATGTTATCAACTTTCCCATTTTGAGCAAAAAATTGAGATTGAAGCGCCAGTCTTCTATCCTGATTTACATATCTAATTGCACTAGTAATGAAATCAGAAACATCATCTCTATTACTTTTTACTCTCAAAAAATCCATGGCATTTTGAGGAAGAGCCAATTTAAATGTTATATTATCCTCAACTTGTTTCGTTATCACTCTCAAATCTTTTACTGTTCTTGTTATAGAACCAGTAGTCAATACGTCATCCAACAAATCATCAATATCTTTTCTATTAACAGCATCCAAAGTTCTAGATGTTTGTCCCTTTATTCTTTTGGCATATCTGGCAGCGACCGCAGCTCCAACAAATGCCTCAGCAACATCCCCTTTGTTGGCACTAATTTTTTTATTTGCCATCAGACTTTTATTTTTATTTAGAATGGAGAATAGGAGACTCGAACTCCTGACATTTTGCTTGCAAAGCAAACGCTACTACCAACTGAGCTAATTCCCCAGAAAACCCCGAAGGGTTATTCAGATTCTAACTCTGATTCAATCTGTTTGTCAAGTTCAACAATAATCTCACGAATATTATTGACTCGTGGGGGAGTGCATTTCTCATCATATGTGAAATGCTTTGTAGTTTCAAACAGTGCTGAACGAACTGCCACTGCTTGCATTAAGTTCATTTCAATGTTCATTTCCATCCTCCTTTCAAAACCCACTCATCATGGTATTGGTTTTTCCAATTTTTATTGATACCGTAGGAAGGTTGAATCACTTGCTCAATGTACCTACGATTTTCTTTGGCAATATTTAGACTCTGCTCCTCTAGAGTTTTGACTCGTCCATCTATTTGTGAAGACCACCATACTGCACCTGCTCCCTGAACTAACAGGAAGGATACGATTGCGAATGGGATTTTAAAATCTTTCACAAATCACCCTCCGCACGATTCTCGGAGAAATAAACATCAAAGGTTCCTTCAGGATAACGTGATTCCAGTTTCTTGACGTTACGAGCAATTACGTCCTCAAAAGAAACATCAAGTGCCATACATGCCTGAGCGACATACCATAGCAAATCGCCAAGTTCAATAACCATGTGCTCATGATTTTCCTTGCTGAAAGGTTTTCCTTGGAAAATCATCTTCTTGATAATCTCCAAAAACTCACCACCCTCAGCATTGATACCAACACCAGCAGTCAGAAGACGTTCGATGTTCGCACCCTTTTCATCCAGTTCAACCAGACGATCGGAGAGTGCAAGAAAGTCAGTAGATGGTTCGCTAGTGACAGCATCTACAAACCTTTCATAACGCTTAAAGTCAATATGTTTAGTCATTTTAAATCAATTGGTTGTGCATTAGATTGTGGAAGTTTTTGTTGCAATGGTAGTTTTTGTCCACCAATCTCAAGAACTTCTGGTTCAAGTTGTTTTTCTTCCCATGAACCACCAACTCCACCGTCCATGTTTACGACGATTTCATTTGTGGGAAGTGCAGGGGGTGGAGTAATATCAACAGTCTGTCCATAAAGATGATGATCGTTACGAACATGAGTTCTGTTTTGAGGATCCATGTTTACCATCATAATGGCATCTGTTTCCCATCCACACTCGCAGATTTTTTTACCAGTAGTCTTATTGAGAACTGTGTAACTTACTCTATCTACGTATCCTTCACTCAAAACTTAAACCCCTCAAATGATTTTTTTGGTTTGTGTTCCTCATTATTATACTCTTCATCCTGCCCACTGTCAAGAATATCATTCTGTGCAGACTGTTCACAATCATACAGACGCATCTTAGAGCGATCGATGCCAACTACAAATCTCTTGTTTACGGCAAGATCGTTATATCTATTCTTCAACTGCTTCACCATAATTTGTCCCAACTCCTCAAGCTCATCTGTAGAAATAAGGGCAAGCATAAGATCAGCAGTAGCAGGCAAACCAAAGGATTCACTAGTATCAGTAAGATCAATATCACTGCTACCATAACCAGAACGAGTGGTCTGCGTGGCAGAAACGATAGGGACATTTGCTTCAACAGCCAACCCTCTAAGCTCTTCTGCAATAGACTTAATATAGCTATATGAGTTGATAGAACCACCTTGCTTATAGCGGGAGGAAGCGCATATATTAAGGTAATCAATGAAAATAATATCAGGGTGGAATGACTTCTTAAGTGCAAGCTCATTAAGAAGTGCCTTAAAGTGTCCACTGTGGGCAGATGCTGTAGGATATTCTTTAATTATAAGAGTTCCTTGAGTTTTTGCCGCCAACTTATTAATCTTGTTTTCAAAGGTTGACTTAGGCAGTTCAGTCAAATCCTGAATAGGAACATTCAGGAGGTTTGCGTCAATTCGTTCAGCAATTTTTTCTTCTGCCATTTCCATTGTAATGTATAGAACGTTCCGTCCCTGGAGCAGCACGGAGCTAGCCATGTGGCACATGAATAAAGACTTGCCGACGCCTGTACCAGCAAGCGCGATGTTAAGAGTCTTGTTAGGTAAACCACCTTTGGTAATTTTGTTAAGGTATTCAAGATCAAATGGGATTTTATCTTCCTTGGTGTGATAGAAGTCATATCTTTCCTCGTAGTTTTGTAAGTAATCATGTCCAATATTATTATCAAAAGAAACTGCTAGCGCCTCAGAAAGAATACTAGGAATAGCATCCCGACTTTTATCTTTACTACCACCATCGGCAATACCGATAGATTCCATCAGTGCAAGATAAATCGCACGATCACGACACCACTTTTCAGTGGAGTCTAGTAACCACTGATAATCTACTTGAGAGTCATCAAAAGAATGACAGATATCTCTCGTCTCTTTGATTTCACTCTCGTTTAAATCAGTTCTGTTCTCAACCTCAATATTTAGTGCTTCCGTTGTGATAGCAGAACCATAATCAACAATGAACTGAGTAATCTCTTCAAAGATTACTCTTTCAGTTCTCTGTTCAAAATAGTCAGGTTGAATAAATGGTATTACTTTGCGAGAGTATTCTTCATTATATACTAGGTTTCTAAGAATTGTTGTTTCAATTCGTTCCATAAGAGAATTCAGTATTTGCAATTTGATCTAGTTTCTCCATAATGTCAGGAGTGAAGTACTGCTCGGGATCTTTAAGTATTGCTTTGGCATAGACCTTCTTTCCGTTGATTTCATATCGACCTGCGACATTTTTCCAAAGTCCGCCAATCTCACCGAGTTCAAGAAGACCGTAATAACGATCAAGACCACGCTCATCGTAATACAAACGCACCGTAACATCTTGGTTCTCCTTGCTTAAACGCGACTTAGCAGTCTTTGCCTTGATA